GTTTTTCCTTTTAATTCTTCTTCATCAAGATTTAATTCACAGATTTCATCAATCAAACATTCCTTTTTTGATTCAGACTCAGGATCGGCAGCCGCAAAATCTATTGGGTAGGGTCCTAAGAATTTAAATTGTTTATCATAATCTTCATATTGTTTCATTACATCTCTAATATTAAGACTATCAAGCCACATATCGGGATCTTTTTTCCACTCAGAAGGCATAGCAGGGCGTAGCCATTGTTTTGCTAAACTTTGTTTTTCTACAGGTGTAAAAGGGAGTGTATTTAATAAACTTCTTTGATCATTCTTATTAACCCCGAGTTGTTTAGCTAGTTTATCTGCTATATTTTGCTTATGATTTCTGCTATTTTCTCTATCACCACCACCTCTTTTCACAGATCCATTTAACTTTATCCACGCTTTTTCATAGACTTCCTGTGGTAAACATCCCTCTCCTGTATTCCCTATTCCGATCCGTTTATTCTTTTCAGAAAACACTCTTGGATGGCATTGATTTGGCCCCGGTTTTGGTATATATCTTTTTTTCTTTGTATGATTTTTCTCATTCTTGTTATGTTTCCTTGTTTTTACATGCCACCAGGGCATTCTTCTATTTAGAGAAACATATAACAAATCTTTTTATTTTAAAAGAATGGAGAACACTGTACGTAGAAAAATAGATCCTAATAGTCCTGTTCATATTCCAATTGTGTTAAATGGGATTGCCATTTTACTAGGTGCTATTGTCTGGATTTATACTTTACCCGATAAAGAAATTCCAGTGAAAAATCTGTTAAGACCTTAGTAATACGATGGCAGATAGTCAATCCGTATCATTTGTTCAAGCCCTCAAATCTCCCCAGACTTGGGGTGTTATTCTTTCTGGTGTAGGTCTTCTTGCTGTTGGTGTGAGTCTTTTTGTTCAATTCTTAAATATGAATCATGGAACTTCTGGTCAATTAACAGTTGATTCTAATTTGAAAACAACATTATGGCCTGTAGTTCTATCCTTTGTTCTTCTTCTTGTTGGTGGATTACTCTATATTTTCTTTGACACAACTCAAAGGCCCTTTTTATGGCTCTTTGCTTTTACTTTCTTAAGTATTGTGCTTTCTAATTTTGCTCTTTTAATGTCTCTTTATCAAGTTCAAATTACTAAAGTAGCGTAAAGTACTTAATAGTAGCCCTCGGTAGAGGGCAAATTAAGTACCGTTTAGTATGAAATCTAAGGCCACTCTTCCGAAAGAAGAAGTGGCCGATTTCTATACTAAACAGTATAATCAGAAAGATGATTCATGTTGAATATTTTTATTATGCCTGTTTTACTATAGGATTCTTACTCTTGATTCTTTTTCCTATGTTAAATACATTTTATTGGTCTACCAATAATGAACCTAAAAAATATGTAGCATCTGAATACTTGACAAATGTCTTCTTACCCAGTACATTTGGTGTTGTATTAGTTGCTATTGCTTATATTGGCTTAAATTATTTGAATTATAATGAAAGAAAATTAGCAATATTAACGTATAGTATGGCTCTAATAGCATCTGCCTTTGCTAGTACTTCCATAATGGTCTCTTTATCTCGTCTTCGTTGGGCTGCTGATTAAAAGGGGGGTTTATTATTTCATTACTATAATTCCCTGTATTCTGTGTTGAATACGACATTTTCCACTCCACTCCGATCCTTGATTTCCATATGCCATAGAAGATTGTTTTCCTTGAGGCGATTCTTTTCTATTCAAGAATGAAATTCCATGAATCTTGACAGCAATTCTTATTTTCTGTCCAGGTTTGATATCATTGTTTGTTCCTATTATCCACTGGTCATTCTTATATAGAGGAATTCCTTTGCTAGGACAATGTAATTGTAAATATGTGTTGTCTATAATGGGTTGAAATCCATCTTTAATTTGTTCTTTTGTAAAATTACTTTTGAACCATCCACTCTGATGATAAAAAATAGAATTAATTAATGTCTCTTGAAGTGTATTTAATTTAATTGTCCCTAGACTTGTTTCTGCCATATCTACAATAAGTTTTCCTGTATTTACATTATATTCTACTACGGGTAATGGCGGGAATAGTAAACTTACAAAGGGTAGCCGAAATTGTGTGCCAAAATAGGATAGAGGTGCCATTGGTTTCTGGCATAATTCCTTTTTTTCTCTAGCCCACGGACTTCCTATATTGATATTTCCAATCTCTACTTTTTGTATAGGGATTTGCCACTCCATCTTTCCTCTTTTCTTACAGTTTGAATTGTTTAGGCATTTTATTTCTTAGCCTAAACTCATCATCGTATTCTATACTAAATGTCCTATGGTCTTTCTATTTGTTGGAGAGGTCCTCCTGGTTCTGGAAAACGATTTGCTCTACAACAACAATTAGCTGCCTGGGCTGCTTCCATTGGCCAGCTCTATGTTGTGAAAAAACAATTATGGGATGCTCCTGCTCAAGGAGGTGCCGATGATGAGAATGATAGTACGGTGTCAGATGATGATGAACCTTCTGACAAATCTTTATTGCCTTATGAAGTAAGTGTTTTACATTGGGGATTTGATATTTCTCGTATTTCTTTGAAAGATAAACGGTATGTTAAACATATTCTTCAAAAATGGGGGAAAGGGAGTCAAGTTCTTGGGCAAGGGAATGGAATGAATCAAAGATGTTTAGTTCTATATCATGCCCATTTATTAAGTAATGAATCTATTCTCTATTTACAATCCTTTTTAGAAGAAAATTATCATGATTCTGTTTTATGGATGACAAGTGAGCATCCTCTTCCTTCTCGTCTATCCGATTGGTGTGTAGAAATTCCTGTATCTTCCTCTACTGATAAATCTTTAGTTAAATTACCATCCCCTAATACTGGTACTCCTATTTTAACGATTGAAGATGAAATTCTTACTATTTATAAACATTGGATGTCTACACCAGCAGTTCTCAGTGATGTGAAGAAAATACGCGCGATTGTCTATGCTCTCCTTCATAGAAATATTCGGTGGGTAGAAGGATTTCATCAATGGCTCTTTATGTTAAATAAAATCCCTCTTACTCAAGAACAAAAATTAAAAATATCAACAATTTGTTGTAATCAACGCTATACTGGTTCTGGCCAAACTGTTCCTTCCTATAGAATTCCTGTTTTATGGGAAAATTATTTATGTGAATTGCGAAATGTTCTTTCTCCTCCTGTTCCTGTTCAAAAAGAGGTTCCAGTAGTAAAACTAGTAAAAAAACGAAAGTCTAAGAAAGATGCTACCAATAGTTCTTGAACAGATTGTTCAATCTGTTAAATCAACACCATTTGTCTGGGTAAGAGATACACCGACAAATGATGAGCTCGCCTATTTGAAAACACAAGCATTTGATAAATCTCCCTTTGATCCTCTTTTTCTCCGTAAACAAACATTCCTAGATTTAGAATCTGGTAAAGCACGTTTGGTCTGTAGAAGAGGCCCTTTTGCTCGTGTTCTTGCTATCGTATATCCTGAGACAAAACTTCCTTGGAATCTCTATTCCCGTATTTTTTCTGCCTTTGGTCCTCCTCAGAAATCTTGTGTAAAAGAGGGTGCTAGAGTATGGACGGTGTTTATCTTTGCGAATCCTACTGAACGTATGTTTCCAATTGAAACTTCTAATACTCTTTCTGTAGGGCCTGCTCATATAAATGGTGGATATGCGTTTCCTAATAATTCTAAATCTATTGTCATCTATCGCGAAGAAGAATCTGAACGTGTTCTTGTCCATGAACTTTTACATGCGTGTGGATCAGATTCTTTTTCTAATTCTGTGGAAATCCGCGAAGCATTAACAGAAACTTGGGCGGAACTTTTTTTAATTGGTATTTTAGCAAAAGGATCTCTACAGAAAGCTAAAAAACTCTGGGATATACAAAGCCAATGGATATCGGATCAAAATTTTAAATTACATCTTGTATACAATGTCAAAGAGATACAAGATTATCCTTGGAGATATACTGTTGCTAGAAAACAATGTCTTGAACAATTTGGAATTTCTCTCCCCTCTCCCAATCCCTCTAGCTCCACTTCTCTTCGCTTTACTTCTCCTATGCTTCTCATGTAAGAAACAATTCCATAAAAAAATCATAAAAAAGATTTCTATAAAGATCTTCTTTATGATGTAACGTTTATCTTTGATTTATCTCTTACTCTACATATCCATTTACTGGGTAGCAGCGGCGGCGGCGGCTACAGCCTTGGCGGACTTGGGGTAGTGTACGTTCAGGTGCTTCTGGAGGTTGAAGTAAGTCAGCTGCTCACCCTCCTTCAGGTTGAGTAGAGAGCGGAGAGAAGTATCAGGCACGATGTCGTGCTTGTTCTTCAGGCCCTTCTCACGTACATAGTTGGTGATGTGCTTGGTCACATTGCTACGGCTCTCCAGGGAGCCGGCAGGGCGACCCATGAATTTGCAGAGCTCAGGGCTGAGCGCTACAGGCACCTGGAAGATGCTGATACGAGCAGGCTTGCCCTCCTCGCCCTCAGCAACCTTCTGGCGGCGGCGGCGCTTGTCAGCCACCTTCTGGAGCTTAGCGGCCTTCTTCTCCAGCTTCTTAGCCTCAGTGATCAGGCCAGACAGAGTCTCGCGGACAGCGAGCAGACTGGCAGTCACAGCCTTCACCTCAGCCTCTAGGCGTACCTCCTCTACCACAGGGGCAGGGGTGGCGGCCACAGGGGCAGCAGCTACAGGGGCAGGAGCAGCAGGGGCATCAGCCTTCTTGCTTACAGCCTTGGTGGCCTTGGCAGGGGCGGCAGCAGGGGCAGCGGCGACAGGAGCAGCCACGGCAGGAGCATCTTCGGTCTTCTTGGTTACACGTTTAGCAGCGGTCTTGGAAGCAGACATTATACCAGTAGCGGAGGAAGTATTAGTGGACATTTTACGCGTTCTACATATACTACGTGTCGCACTTTAAGTCATTTTTTGTTTGGTTTCCACTCTGCCGGGGTTTTTCAAAATTCCCGGAATCGCGTTTTATTTTGAAGCCTGACCTTCTTGTATCATACTTTCTTGGATTTTCCTTCCGGCCTAAAAAAATATAAAGAATATTCCCCCGATTCCATTCTTACTCCCTTATCTGAATTTAAAAAGAGATAGCTAAACCTGTACTGAGTATCAGAAATTAAATGGATAGATGTAAGAGTATCAAATCAAAAAAACATCCCGATCTTCAATGTCCCCATCGTTCTTCAAAAGATGGATGGTGTGCTGTCCATCAAACATCTAGAGTTCTCTGGAAAATACCTCATACCTCTATTGCTCTCAAAATTAAATCATTTATAATTCGTCATATGACTAGACGTATATCACAGGCTATTGGGCCAGCAGCACTCTTTCCAGAACTTGCTCATAATGATAAAGATATATATTCCTATGATTCTGTTAGTACAATTCCTCTTGTCTATAGATTTAGTTATAGTGATTCTAAACATCATCTATGGTTATTTGATATACGCTTCTTACTCCAATTACTGACCTATGGAAAAGATATACATAATCCTTTTACTCAAGAATCCATCCCTTCTCCTATCTTAGAAAAATTACAAAAACGATCTGCTTTTCTTGTGTCAAAGAAGATTCCTATTGTTTATCTTGAAACGGATGAACTTACCCCAGAACAACTCTGGAATCAGAAAGTCTTAGACGTTTTTCTAAAGTTAACCTCCCTTGGCTACGGGGTAAATGTCCACTGGTTTGAAATGATGAATGTTAGAGCACATGAACTCTTCTATGAAAGACTTTATGAACTCTGGACATTTAGATTACATTTGTCTGAAGAAGTAAAACAGTCTGTTATACCTGGATATGACTCTGGAAGATCCCCTTTGTTCAAATGGGGTCCTGATGCTATTTTTTCTAAAGACTTGGATCTAAAGTGGTGGAGAAAAATGAACCTCTCTCTTATGAGAACATTCATATCTAGATCAGAAAATAGAGATCATCAGAGTCTAGGAGCACTCTATATTCTAACTGCTCTCGCTGAAATGCATCCTAGAGTGCGTGCCGCTTTTCCCTGGCTTGTCAGCCCTTAGATTTTATCTCCAGATTTTTTATTTGAACCTCTAAAGAATTTCTATATACAATAGCTAGTCAAATGCCTAGAAATTCTGGAAGTAAACCTTCTTCATATAATCCCTCTAAACCCTATTCTTCTGTGATTATGCCTAGATTCCATTCCCCTCTTGGCCCTACTTTTGCTCCTTCTCTACAAACACCTATACTACAACGTCCTTCCCTTTTTTCTAGTATCAAAGAGGGATTTGGTTGGGGTGTAGGAACTTCTATTGCTAGAAATATCTTTGAATCTAAACCCCACCAAAGGATGGATTACCAGCAGACTCAGAGTCTAACTCCTCCCCCTCCAACTCCTCCTAACCCAAATTCCTTTCCCCCTCCTCCAGTTCCCCCTTCCCAAAATGTCTCCAGACAACAGAACTCTATACAACAGACTCCCAATTCTAAGAATGAACCCTCTTGCTCCCCAAAGGTTGCAACAGACTTACAGTCTAGTTGCTCAGAGTTAGAGGATCTTTATACTCAATGTCTAGTGAAAGAGAATACTCTTGATGAATGCTTCTCTATTCAAGAAAAATTAAATGCTTGCCTTGGGAAAAAGAAATGATAGTAATCCTGTAAAATACCCTGATAGAAATTCTCCTATATCAACAAAAAGATTCTTATCCTGAGAATCCTTTAGCTGATATCCTAAGAAAACTATAAATACCATATGATTTCCTATCCATACTGCTAAAATCCCTATAGCATAATGAAAAAAAGAATTCCATCCATCTGTAAAAAGGGGTCTATCTATAGATCCCATCTGTTTATTCTTTATTTAGATGTTATAATAGGCCCTCTTAATCCCTGTAGTTTAGAAGGAAGATTATATTGAGTTCGTATATTTGCTTGTCTTGCCTGATTTTGTATCTGTTCTGTATTATTAGTATAGAGGACACTCATATCTTTTGTACAACACTTCACTTGTCCTGGAGCGTTTGAAGGAGGATTAATAAATACTCCACAGGGTATCACTGTAGCATAGGGAACAGGACTATCTGTAGAACATACGGCACAATGTACTTTTGCTCCTAGAACACTTGCTGTGGCATCCGTAGTTTGTCTCCCATCAGAAACACTTCTATATCCAGAAGCACATACTTGATCAGTCGGAGATGATGTCTGTTGAGATGTCTGTAGAATATTTGCTACACTTCCTCCTGGCTTAGAAAATGTTGTCTCCACTATCGCCGGCGTTTTTACACTCTGGGCTCTAGCTTGTACCTTGTGTGTCTGTAAAGAAGAATCTTGGCCATTCTGGTATCCTGTAATTTTACTCTGACTAGCTGCTATCTTACGCATGTATTGTGCATAATTCATTCTGATTGAATTCCATCTTTTTCTCAGCCATCAGAATCTACCCATTTTTCAAAATAAAAAAATTACACAGATACTTCTTATGATACTCTTACATCATAAAATCGTATTCTATATATACCCTTCTTACATAGAGTTAAAAAAAGGAAGAACCGGCCGGCCGGCGGCGCCCCGCCGCGTAAAAAAGTGAATCCCAAAAATCCTGACAGTAGGTAGATAGAATATCACAGAATGAGCTCTCCTATCGTTCAACCTACTGCCTTTAACTCTGCGAAAATTTCCGTTAGCCAGCCTAAGCTGCTGAGCTCTGGGGGTAAACTAGCGTATCTAAACTATGGCGACAGTCGTTCTCTTGTTATGCAGACTCCTAGTCTGCCTTCTTCCTTTGGACTAAGTGTTTATGATAAAACCAATCCTCCTAAGTACTCTATTGATCTATCTCTACGAGGCTATGAGGAAAATCCCAAGGTAAAGGCATTCTATGAGGCAATGAAAAAGCTAGATGAGTATATGATTGATTATGGTGTAAAGAACAGCAAACTTCTCTTCAAGGGTGAAAAGAGTCGTGAAGCTATTCTAGAGCGCTATACTCCTATCGTAAAGATTCCTGTAGACAAAGAGGGGAATGTAAAACCTTATCCTCCTAATATTAAACTAAAGCTCATGAAGCAACGTGATTCTGATGAGTTTGAATGCCAGTTCTATGATGAGAAGAGTAAGAGTGATCCTAATGCTAAGCCTATTAAAGATGTTCCTGTAGAAGAACTTCTGGTGAAGCGTGTGGAAGTAACTGCTCTGATTCAGTGTACTGGTGTTTGGATTACTGATAAAGCTTTTGGTGTAAGCTGGAAGGCTGTACAGATGCGTCTGGATAGTGTACCTCAGGGTATTAAGGGGTATGGGTTCCAGAATGATGGCGATGATCATGATGATGCCCCTGAGTTTAAGAGTTCAGGAGCTGCTTTCTCTTCTGAGTTCAGTAGTAAGCCCGCTAAGAAGCCTGTTGTAGAGGATCCTGAATCTAGTGACTCTGAAGAAGAGGAAGTTGCTCCTGCTCCTGTCCCTCCTGCCCCTAAGGCAGTAGAAACGACTCTGGAAGAAGATAGTGATGAGGAAGAGGTTGCTCCTGCTCCCGTCCCGAAGAAGACTGTAGTCACGAAGAAAAAGGTTGTGGCTAACATCAAGAAGTAAACAGATCTAACTTCTGATAAATCAAATATGTGAATCTTTTTTGTCGCGTTTGTTTGGTCTAAAGAATACTCCCAGATTCTTTGTAGGCGAGTGGGAACGCCTTCTGGCTCTATAGTCTAGTGGTTATGACAGAGGACTTTGAATCCTTTGGCGGGAGTTCGATTCTCCCTAGAGCCTTCGCGTCTATAATATAGTGGTAGTATACAACCCTTCCAAGCTTAGCGGCACAGCAAGGTTGAGGCACGGGTCCGATTCCCGTTGGACGCACTTTCTTTCCTCTAACATATTTTGTAAAATTTGCTAGAGGATTAGCTTAATGGTAGAGCATTTGTATAAGGAAATACAAAGAGGCATTGGTTCAAACCCAATATTCTCATTAAGAGGGCATTTAGTTTGCTTTGCTATCAAATAGAATTTATTTTATTTTATAGCTCAGCGAAGCTTGCTAAATGTCCCTTCAGGGCATTTAGCTCAGCGAAGCTTGCTAAATGTCCCTTCAGGGCATTTAGCTCAGGGGTAGAGCGCTTGCTTTGCAAGCAAGAGGCCGTGGGTTCGATTCCCACATTGTCCAAGAAAAACGATTTAGAGAGTTTTACCATAGAATTTATGTATTCTATGGCAAAGCAATCTTCACTTTTGTCCTTTTTTTCTACAGAGAAAAAGGAACCCCCTCTAACTCTGGCAAACCAAACACAACCTATACAGTCTACTGTAGTCTCAGCAAAAGAATGTTTAGAACCACATTTTATTCGGCCTATTCCCCCTGAAGATAAATATTCTAAACAACTCGAGTTAGAATATGAATTAATAGATTCCAATTCGTTTACTCCAGTTTTCCTACAAGTCAAAACTATTCTTAAACTTATAGAAGAAATTGGAACTGAGACAAAATCCCCTATTCCTCATATTATTCGTGGATCTGCTGGTTCTTCTCTTGTTTGCTTTTTACTCGGCATCACACATATAGATCCTCTGAAATATGGAATTCAACTTGCTAGATTTATGAATGTAAAAAGGAAAGATATCCCTGATATTGATATTGATGTTCCCTATAATAGAAGAGATGAAATCTATGAAAGAATAGCAAAAAAATGGCCTGGGATGTTAGCTAGAATTAGCAATCATGTTGTCTATTCCTCTAAAACAGCTCTTCGTGAAGCCGCTACAGAAGTCTTAGGGCTAGACACTATGCCAGCAAATATTCGGTCTAGAGATTTTAATCCTAAAAAAATTCTGTCTGAAGGTCAGTTAAAAGAAGCTCAACAAATAGCCCATGAAAAATTAAATACTCTAAAGAATTATAGTCTTCATTGTGGAGGATTTGTTCTTTTTGAGAAAGAAGGTAAAGTTCCAGATCATCTCATTCTAAAAACTATACACTCTGGAACTACATCTTTTGCTCAGTTGACACTAAATAAAGACCAGGTAGAAGATGCTGGTTTTATTAAGATTGATTTATTATCAAATAGAGGCTTAGCACAAATAGCAGATATAGAACCAAATCTCCCTTTTACACAGTATCCTGCTAGAAATTTTGGAGCCGAACATATCTTAGAAAAAGGTCTAACTATAGGGATTACATTTGGAGAGAGTCGTGGAATGAGAAAACTTTTTATGGCTATGAAACCTGTCTGTGTAAAAGATATTGCTATTGCTCTGGCTCTAATTCGTCCTGCAGCAGCCGCCGAAGGAAGGAAACAGGAATTCTTAGACAAATGGAAGTTAGAAGATTTTTCATCCAATGACCCTCTTACACGCCCTATTGTTTTTGATGATGATGCCATTGTAAAAATTAGATACGCACTAAAATGTTCATCTGCAGAGGCAGATTCTTGGAGAAAATTCTTTGCCAAAGGAAATCAAAAGAAAATACATGAATTTCGTACTTTACTCTATAAACAAAATATAAAAGAATCTCTTATTGAAAAAATTATAGATGATTTAAATCAATTAGTCTATTACTCTTTTTGTAAATCTCATGCTATCAGTTATGCTCAATTAGTCTGGGCATTAGCCTACTGGAAATGGAAGAAACCACATGAATTTTGGGTAGCCTCTCTAAATCATTGCCATAGTGAATATAGAAAATGGGTTCATTATAGAGAAGCCAGATGTTCAGGTCTTTTACTCAGTCGCTCTCCTCCACCCTATAAGCTCGGTACAAAACAGAATCTACCTGCTCTTCTAAGTTCTCATGGTGAACAGTCTATTCTTTTACAAAAAACTCCAGTAGAAGAATTAAAAGAATTAGGATATTGGACACATGAATCTTTTCTTCCAGGATGTGGAGTCTGGAGACAAAAACAAACTCGCTTAGATGGAAAAATCGCTGTGAAATTTTGTGGGCTCATCGCATGTGGAAGATCTGTGTCTAGGGATGGGGGAAATTGTACTCTTCTATGTATTGGGATTGAGAATAAAAAATATATAGATCTTATTATTCCAGATAAAACAAGAGGAGATCTTTTTAGATATTCCCTTGTAGAAGGATCTGGTATTCTTAAAGAAGTGAATGGTGAAGATTCTATAGAAGTTGATAAAATATTTGGTAAATCATTGTCAAAATTAAAGTAAATAAAAAATAAAAAGGACTTCAAATGCTCATGAAAGGGCTTAAAACGGACCCGAGTAACATAGGTAGGGCGATGAAGCGCCTGTCTTGCTTTGTGCTTGTCTTACAATCATAAAGCAAGGATGTCCGAGTGGTTAAGGAGAGAGACTTAAGATCTCTTGGAGCAATCCGCGTGGGTTCGATCCCCACTCCTTGCAAATTGTGCTGGAAGAGCTTCTAGAAGCTTTCATATTCTCTTAGACTATGAAAGGTCCTATAGCTCAGCTTGGTAGAGCAGACGCCTTATTAGCGTCTAGTCCAGGGTTCAAATCCCTGTGGGACCACTTCTATCTATATTATATTATATATATTATATAGATATAGATAAATATATAATGATTTTGGTTTAAAGTATATTACATATATATAACTAGATATACTTTCATAATATGGGTTTTATTTATAAAATAACAAATATAATTACAAAAAAAGTATATATTGGACAAACTATACTGAATGATGTTGAAAAGAGATGGAAACAACATAAAAATCTATCATTAAAGAATAAAGGATGTACAGCATTAAAAGGTGCTTTACAAAAATATGGTATTGATAATTTTGTATTTACTATTATAATTATTTGTTTTAATGAAGATTGTATTAAATATGAAAAAGATTATATAAAAAAATATAATTCATTAACTCCTAATGGTTATAATATAAGTGAA